ATTAGAACGTATGACGTTTAATTCTGCAACTATTGAAATATGTAACCCTAATCCAAAATACGATTATATAGCTCCCACAGAGTTTTCTACGTCAGGAGAATATATTGCAGTAAACACTAATCTTTATATGGATAATAGTCAGTTTGGAAGTTATCAAGGAATGTTTAAAGCAGATTTATATAATTCAAGTACAGGAATATTAGTAGTAAACAATCCTATGACTTTAGAATTTAGTGCAAATAGCAATCCATATATAAGTAAACTACAAACTAATTGAGCTAAACGTGTAGATTTAGTTTCTAGTATGACAAGATCTCAACTTGATTTAAGATGTGTAGATAAAGATGGAATGGCTTCTAATATGTATATGGGAGTAAGTTATGCAGTACTTTCTTATTATTTTGTAGGGGAAATAGATGCTATACTTAGTGCAGTTGAACAGATAAGAATACCTATTATAACTGGACAAACTGCAGTAAATGGAGCTTCAAATTATATAGACGAAAGTCTGGTAGGAGATTATCTCATATATAATATTAACACATACCTTCAATAATGATAAATAATTTAGAGATATTAAAAC